CTCATCTACTGCTTGTGGTTCTGTTTCACGATTAACTAGTTTTTCTTGAACTTCTTTAATATCTTTCATTGACTTGATGGCCTCTTCTTCTGCCGCTAACAATGGGGTATTCTGCCTTGCGCCCTGCACCGTATACTGAACAGTTATTACTCCTGCATCCTTGGCGATGATAATAACATCATACGGCATAGGTACTTCATCAAAAGTAAAATCTTCTGACATCTGCAAAGCTTCAATAGCTTTAAAGATTTTAACAGGCATGAAGAATAACTTGATTTCGCCATCTTTTCTATCAATTACTTGGCAGAGAAATTTGAATGTTATTTTGCCTTGATAAACACTAGAATGAGGAACACACTCTGACACAATACGAATACGATTTTGGCCTTCTTTTATTTTAAATGTACCACCGCCTAAACCGTGCTTTTTTTCGGCTTCTTCATACGCACTACTAAAGTTAAATTTTGGCATATTATTGATTCCTTACTTTTTAATCTTTTTAAATCCCTTGATTGTTTTTTCGCTGTATTCAATGTTAAGATATTTTACTAAGTAATCACACTTATTATTTAATTCACTAATTTTTTCTTCTAATTCTTCAATCAGATTAACACTTTTGTATGTAAACCCCAACCAATCAATTTTTCTAACGAAAACCGCATTATAAACCTTATTTATTTTTTTAATATAGTTGAACATAGTTTCCCTTTCTTATAGTTAATTAATTAATTTCCTCTTCTTCTTCAACTAGCGCAAATTTTACGCACTCGTCAAAGTTAAAGCTTGATTTTTTAATTTCTTCAATTACATCTAGGTTTTTGGGCGTTAAATTCTTTTTGTCCTTAGCCCGTGCAAGTACCCTATTCCACTTGCTTACAATCGGTCTGTTTTTATCGTCTACTTCTTTTTGGTCTTTATATCCATAAAGCATTGTTAGATAACCAGAATATCCTACATTAAAATTCTGACTAAATCTACCAAACTCTTCGTCAAAGATTATTTCTTTTTCCAGTGGCGGCTGCTTATCTTCTTGTACGAATTTACTAATTGTTGTTATTGCTTCTCTATATTCATCTTCTACTGCACTAGGATTGAACACCGGTATTTCAAACATTCTTAAATCATCCCGACAGATATAAATTATAGCACCCTGAGTATAATTATCACTTTTAAGATAGTGGAATAATTGCATCCGATGATTCTTCATAGCTTTACCGCTTTTTTCTATAGCATCAAACATAAAGGCCGAAACGCTTTTAATTTCTAATGGCTTTGTTTTTAATTCACCCTTATCTTCAAGATACATCGCTATTGATTCTGCGCCCCTAATAAATACTTGCGGTATACCTAAGTTTTTAAGTTCATCAATGGCATTTTTAACCTCCGGTATTCCACCAGCAATGAAATCAGCCTTACCCGTAACCTTCAATAAATCTGGGTACTGATAAGAACTCCATTTTTGCGACTCAGTCAAGATGCCAGCTCTCTTAAGTATGAGAGAAACAATCCACTCAAATACATTACCAGCTTCAAACTTACGCAATGAACGTGCGTTGGGTGGGTTGGTTGGTTCTGTCCCCTTGAGTTTGAGAAATAGGTCAATCGGTGACTTGCCAAGCTCGCTAGCCCACAAGTTGTCACGCGACTTGACTGGCCTTTGCTCGTTGACCTCCAATGCCTTATTCCAAATTTCGGCTAATCTCCAATCATTCATATAATTTAACTATATCTTATTAGTACACACCTTGTCAAGCACATTATTTAGGGCTAATCTAAGCCCATTTCTGGGGGGTGTGTATAACTTTCTCTGGTTGGTTTTTCGTTGACCTTAACAGCTTTTTGACTAGCTATCCTATCCCAACTCTCTTGATTAAGTTTCCATCTTAGAAGCCTACGCTCAACATTAAAGATTTTCTGAAACTCCCACAGTTGTTTCCCTTTTTCATTTTCCTCTGTCCAGTAAAGTAAGAAGTTCTCTATCAATCTGGGTGAATACTTGTGGCGTTGCTCGTCAGTAATTTTAAGTTCTTTCATAAACACTCAGACCACCACTTAGGATTGCTTGGGAAATACTCTATGAACAAACTAATAGATAATCTATAGTCTAAACGGTCAGCACCTTGGGGGGCGACGCTATTCCAAGTACCAATTAACCATTGGGCAGTTCCCGAGGCAGTTGATTTTGGATTATCTGCCTTATAATCAAACTTTGATTCACAATAAAGCACATTATATCCTCTTGTTATCTCAGCTATAGTCCAACCAGCTCTCTCGGCTTGGCGTAAATATTCTTGCGCAACATCTGACGCAGTAATAGCGTGATTTTCTTTGGCTTCAGACCTATAGGGAAGAGTAGGATAACGCCACTCTCCATATTGAGTTCCTATATACTGGCCTAGATTTCTGGCCATTACAAAAGGTACTGTTAGAGTAAGGGCTAAAACTATCACACCGCACACATAAGGAAAGTATTTTATCATATTTGTTATAGTTAAACTTCATATTAGCATACTTACTTAATCTTTGCAAGCAGAGTATTGACTACCCCACTACTTACGCGTGGTTCATACTTATCTAATTGCTTGACTATCTGTTCAATATGTTTGTTATAAAACCAAAGCAACCCATAGTATTTTGTTTGGGGGTTTAACTTTACCAGTAAGTTTGAGTTTTTCTTAATAATCAACTCCCGACACATCTGTTCATCACTCCCTAAAACATCTGAGTAATCTTCTATTAACTGAGAGAACAGGCCAAAGATTATGGCACTATAAAGCATTGAGATGTTTTCTTTTAACAACCTATGTCTTGTTATTTCTGAATTTTTAGTACGGCTTGAACCAAAACCGAAACTTACAAGGCTGGGTTTTTGAGCCCGCTCTATCATCATTCTGACAAAATCCTGACAATAATCTGTGTTATAATTCATTTCTGTATTGCTCCTCAGAATCTAACCTAATTGCCTCTCTGTCGGCTTCTGTGATAGTCTCAGGTAATAGCTTGTCAATCTCTGTGGCTACAAACCCAAGCATTTCAAACTGTAGTTTTATTGATGTCATATAAGCGATTGATTAAGAATTAAACACATAGTCAGTATAGCACACCCTTAAAGGCTTGTCAATACCCAATAAACATAGGCTTTTATGAAGTTGTACACACTTGAGTTGGGTAGTAGCGGTCAAAAAAAGACTCCGCACCTTGAGTTATCCACAGCCCAGCTTATGGACAATGAAAAAGCCCAATGAATTAAATGTTTTTGGAGAGTAGACCTATCTTGACAAATGGGTGTCGGATATGCTATAGTTAAGGGGTAGAGTAAAAAATTACTCAAGGTTTCAATCTGTCCAACAAGTGTACCGCTTTCTGGTATACTGGAGAATCGGCTAACTATTGGGTGGATTGAAAAATAACATAAGAACCTGCGGGTCATCCGGCCTAAAGTAATATAGACCTTCTTACAGGTCAACCTGCCCCAAATGGCCCAACGTTCTTATGGAACACTAGCAATCCCAACGCTCTTAAAACTAATATCATTGTTTGTTGTATCCTGCCAATACTATTCTTGTACGGGAAGAGTAATTGGTAGGGTAGAGTGAATAATCACTTCTGGGAGATAAGGTAGGCTAATCTAATCGCCCCTCCTGGTCGCCATTAAAGATTAGAATAGGTTGATGCTATTCCGACAGCATATCGGAGTCGTCTAACAGCATAACCCCTTATACTCGTACAGCCCGTACTTGTAAAGTATATTGATACCACGCCCTCGTGTAGAGGCAACCTGGATAGATGACGGGTAAGAGAGCCGAGAAACAACGGATTAACTCTCTGAGACAAAGCTTGATTACAGGCTATAGGTATTCTTGCGTCTACAGCATAAAATATGTTATCTAATATAGAAAAATTAGTTAGAGATTATTTTAAGCACTTTTTACCAGAAGAAGAGGTATTTTATAATTATAGGCCAGATTGGTTAAAATATAAAAATGGATATAATTTAGAGCTTGATATATTTTTCCCCAAACTTGAATTTGCCGTTGAAGTTAATGGATTTTTACATGATTTACCAGAAGGACGACGAAGAGATTTTTTTAAAAGAAAAAGGTGTGAAGAACAAAGAGTTAGGTTGATGGTTGTTAAACAACCCAGGGATTTATTAGATTTTTCAAATAAAACATTTTTTACTTTTTGGTCGGGTGTAGAATTTCGTAAAGTACCCTATTCTTTACAAAAAAGAATTAAGCATTATAGGCCGCAAAAAGTTAAATTGTTGAAACGGGCATTGGTTGTAGAAAATTGGAAAGAGGGTAGGCGTAAACAAGAAAAAAGGTACAAAAGAGCTGTTATTAAACAAGAACAAGAAACCAGTGGTAGCAAGCAAAGGGAAGAAATAAGAAAAAAGAATCGTGAAATTATGGCTAAATTAATCAATGAACTCAATACCCAACAAATTTAACTGGTGGATGATAGCCAACAAACCAGCCGAGAAAACGAGCAATCGGGCTAGAATAGTCCAGCCTAGATTAATTCCTCCTGATTTAATACTCCCTAAAGGATTTAGAGAAGAATTAGTTAAGAGGGTTAGTGATATTAGAACATAATTATACAAAGATGTCAAATGAGATAACTAGAGGGGTAGGGCGGCCAACCAAATACAGCCAAGAGATTTTAGATAAAACTATTGAATATTGTAATGGGGGTTATAAAGTAGATGAGGTAATTCCGTCAATAGCAGGACTTTCGGTTTGGCTTGGTATTACTAGAGACACAGTTAGGCTTTGGTCTAAGGATTTGGATAAAGAAGAATTTTCAGCCATCGTTGCAGAAATACTAGCATTACAGGAAAGAACTTTGTTAAAAGGGGGCTTAACTGAAGATTTTAACGCTTCAATCACTAAACTCTTATTGACCAAGCACGGATATTCGGATACTCAAAGAATTGAAGCAGTAATTGATTCTAAACTATCAGACGAAGAGAAGGCTAAATTACTTTCTCTCGTTCAGTAGGTATAATAGTACAATAAGATGCCAAGCGGTGTTTATGAGCGAAGCCAAGCTTTACTTGAAAGGATTACTAAAAGGATATTGGCTGCACCTAGAATTGAAAAACATACTGAAGAAGCAAAAAACAAGATTAGATTAGCGAAGGCAGAAAGGAAGGCTCGTCTGGGATATATAAATTCTCCCGAAACAATAGAAAAGATTAGGGCTACACTTTGGGGTAGCAAAAGACATATACAAAAACACACTGATGCTGCTAGGGAAAAAATGAGGATAGCACATAGGAATAGTGTTAATTGGAAGGGTGGCGTTACTCCTATAAATAATAAAATTAGGCAAAGTCCCGAATATAAACTGTGGCGTACTGCTGTTTTTACAAGAGATAATTACACCTGTGTGTGGTGTAAACAGTGGGGTGGGGTTCTTAACGCTGACCATATTAAACCGTTTGCTGATTATCCTGAATTAAGATTTGCTATTGATAACGGTAGAACTCTGTGTATAAAATGTCATAAAAAAACATCTACTTATGGCAGAAACAAAAAAGTTTAACAAGGAGGCCATTGACAAGCTTTTGAACGGAACTCGCGATGAGAGAGTATTCATTTGTGGGCAAGAATTTAGATATTTCTTTTTATATTATGCCAACGAATACATAGCTTATCCGTTTGCTCCCTTCCATTATGATTTTTTCCAAGACCTAATGGATTTGTCTAGTCGCAAGATAAGAGAATTGTTGTGGTGTGCGTTTCGTGAAAGTTCCAAGACTTCGTTTGCCAAGATATACCTTCTTTGGTTGATACTTTACAAGAAAAGGAAGTATTTAAATGTAGACTCCTTTGACAAAGCAAACGCTGAATCCATTTTATTTGACGTTGTAACTTCACTACAGTCTAACAGTAAGATACTGGCAGATTTTGGTGAGCTATACAACAGACGGCGAGACCCCGAAGAAGCTACTATCAAACGAATCAGTAACTTCATAACTAACAACGGCATCAGAGTTGAGGCTCATAGTACCCAGGAAAGTGTCAGAGGGCGTTTATTTGGCGAGCAAAGACCTGATTTTGTACTTTTAGACGACTTTGAGACCTCTAAGACCAAAGACTCATTGGCTTATACTGAGCAGATAAAGAAGCACATAGACGAGTTTAAGGCCGGACTAGCACCAGATGCTATCATTCTATATTTAGGAAACTACATTACCGAGTTCGGTTCAGTTCAAGCGTTAATAGACCGAGCTAAGATAGATAATGGATTAAGAGTAAGAATGGTTGGAGTAGAGGATAATGGTAACGCTTGGCCAGGTAAATATGTTTTAACGGATGCTGAAATGACAGACAATAAAGTAAGCCTAGAAGATAAAAAGAAACAATTAGGGTCTCAGGTGTATGCCGCTGAAATGCTTAATCAGCCGATTGATGAAAGCGTACAAGAGTTTAAAAAGGATTTCTTCCTTAAGTCTACTTGGAGTGAAGTAGAGCAAAAAGACACCCGAAGATTTATAACAGTAGACACCGCAGTCTCAGAGAAGTCAGAAGCAGATTATACGGGTGTAGTAGTGAACTATGTGGACAAAGAGAACAAATGGCACTTATCAGCCCATAGATACAAAATAACTCCCAAACCCTTACTTGACCTATTATTTCAGTTGTACGAGTTACACAGCCCCGAAAAGATAGGGATTGAAAAGACTATCTACCTCCAGACTATAAAGCCTTTTCTAGATGATGAATGCAGAAAAAGAAATGTATTTCTACCGATAGTAGAGCTAGAACACGCCAACGTTAACAAACATACAAGGATAAGGTCGTTATTGCCACGATACGAGAGCAAGTCAGTATTCCACATTGAAGGCGAATGCCAAGACTTAGAAGACGAAGCGTTAAGATTCCCTAAGGGATTGCATGATGACGTATTAGACGCTTGCGCTTATCAGTCTCAAATAGCTGAATCACCCGTAGGAGATGAAGAAGAGATGATTCGGGTGCATGAGAATAAGCAAGAAAGAAAGGATAATGAACTAATATGAACACAACAGGAAATTACACAATAGAATATATTGAATCTACGGGCTCGTCTGAGTATATTTTAGATGATTATTGTGAAGCTATAGGAAGTTATAGATTAAAAAATGCGAGGTCGTAACATAAAAGCTCCTGCTACTTATAAGGCCAAGAACGAACCTACTCGTCAGTTTGAGGCTATTATGGCTGAACGTGAAGACCCTGATTATAAGTCAAAGCAAAAGATTTTAGAGACCCGTAAAGACAGGGCGGATAAAAGCGATATAGGATTATGAAACTCAAAACACTTTATTGGAACTACCCAGAATCATGGTTAGTTATTAAAAGAGATATTAAAAGACTCAAGAAGATGCTCTATGTTCTTTATGTCTCTTGTTTAAAAATGAAATAAGATGAGTAGAAAGTATATTAAAAAGGGTTACGCTAAAAGATATGGAACAGACAATGTGGCAACTAGGCCAGAGGTAAGGCTTAAAATGAGACTAGCAAAACTAGGTAAATTGCCCTGGAACAAAGGAATAAAAACTGGTATAACACCGTGGAAGGGGAAGAAAAGACCGAATGTTTCTGGTAGCAATCATCACAACTGGCGCGGTGGAGTAACAACAATTAATCATAAATTAAGAACTTCTTTGGAATACAAAATCTGGCGCACCGCCGTATTCACAAGAGATAATTACACCTGTGTTTGGTGTGGTATTAAAGGAAATCAAACTGGGGGGTATTTAGAGGCTGACCATATAAAGCCGTGGGCTCAATACCCAGAACTGAGGTTTGCTATAGATAATGGTAGAACGCTTTGCAAAAAATGTCATCGTACCACTGAAACTTATGGTACAAAAGGAAGAACAAGGTTATGAAAATATTCCAAATTATAGAGAAAGAAATAGACTCATTTATAAGTGGCTCGGTAACTATAAGTGAGGGGTACAAATTCAGCCAGTACAAACTGATTAAAAGATTAAGTTTATATTCCAACCAGGTCTATCCTAAGGGCAAGATTGATAAGCAGGGAAATTATAAGTATTGGACAGACATAATTCAGCCTCGCATAGA